AAGAAAGCATCTGCTTTACATAAAAGACAAAGCAAAGTTATTGAAAAACATATTAAAGAAATGAAATCTTATGGCAATAAAAAAAGAGCCTAGGAAAGGAACAGGAAAACACCCAGGAAAGAAATATGGTAGAAGGCTTTACACTGATGAAAACCCACGTGACACTGTTAGAATCAAGTTCGCAACGCCAGAAGATGCGAGAAAAACAGTGGCGAAAGTTAAAAAGATTTCTAAACCATTTGCTAGGAAAATTCAAATTCTAACTGTTGGTGAACAACGGGCAAAGGTCATGGGTAAATCGCAGGTAGCATCTATATTTAAAAAGGGTAAAGAAGCTATAAGAAAAAGGAGAAAAGTATAATGGCACTTGCAAAAAGTCAAAGGAGTTTAAAAGCATGGGGAAAGCAAAAATGGAGAACCAAATCTGGGAAGAAGTCTTCGGAGACTGGGGAAAGATACTTGCCAGAGAAAGCTATCAAGAG